TCGGGCAGCAGCCGGGATTCATCGACCGTGCCTGCACCTTTATCACTGACTTCATAGCTTTTAGTCACCTCCGACGCAGGCTGCGTCGGCGGCTCGAAGTCAGTGATCCACTTGGCGTAATCCAGTACGATAAATTCATCGATGTTTCCATAGGCGGTAGCCTTAGAATCAGCAGAACCAATCCGCAAATAGGGTTGCACGGCATTGAACTCTTTGCTGTTCGAGTTGAGCAAGCTGCCGTCAGCGAACAACATCCAGATATTTCCCGATCGCGCAACCGCGATATGCACCCAGCGGTTCAGATAGTCTGAAGGCATCGCTGCTTCAGCCAGCTTATTGCCGCTATCGTCATCATACCAATAGCTGCTGAAATGGGCTGATGCTTTGTACAGCTTCAACGTACCATCTGTGTCGATCCAGCACGCAAGCCCGTCTACGCCATAACCTGAAGGTCCCGTGCCTGATCCAGCTTCACCGTAGGTCGAAAAAATGCCAAACCTGTCAGCAGCAGAAGTAACATAAATCCACTTGTGGATTGTAAAATCTGCCGCACCGATCGGCGTCGGCATCTGCACATAGACAGCCCCCGCAGGCGTGTATCCAGTCCCCTGCAGGGAGCCGGTTCCAAACTTATTGCGTTCCAGTGAAATCGACAGGCCTGCGCGACTTGTGTCATGCGTCACGGTTCGCGCATAGCTGGAATGATCATTAAAATCCGCGTCAAATGGGCAGTAAAGCAATGTATGCTCATCCATCCCCCCGGAAACCGCCTTGAATACGACCGGATTGCCGCTTCGGTCGACCGGCACGGAATCCAATGCGGGTAGCAGCCGGGATTCGTCAATTCCAGCTGCACTGAGCATGTCTTTAAGTTCACTATCTGTCGCTACTTCGTAACCAGCACCGGCCAGAATTCCGGGCTGATAAGCCGGAGTGGTAAACGCCCCATCGTAAGCCGCGTAGTTCAGAACGTCCAGCGACGTCAAATAGACTGTACCAGCCTCTGAGTAGCTGGAGCCGGTCCACGATGCACCAAGACCGAAAATCTGGCGAGTCAGCGAGTTTGTAAACGTCGCAGAATTGTAGACTTCGCCGTTAACGTAAATCGTCAGAACACCGCTCTTGCGGACAACCGCGACGTGATACCATACGCTAGGTTGCAGCGTAAACGGCGTGTCGGTTCTGGATGTGCTGTCGCCGTTTGAATAGATGAACAAACGCCCTTCTGTCGTAGAGAGCAGCGCAAATGTACTCGCATCCGTCTGATTCCCACGTCTTGTTGAAAAAATTGTATGGGAACTGGAACCGGAACTGATTGCCGGAGCCATCATCCAGAGGCGGACGGTAAAATCCGATGTGCCAAACTGTGCCGGTAACGTTCCGTGCAAGCAGGAGCTGCCGTTGAAAAACGCCGAGCCTCCGGGACTTGACGGAGCATTGCTTACAATGTTGACCGTTCCGTAGACTCCGGTGGCAACGTCGTAGGTAGAGCGATCGTTCGTGTCTTCGTTGAGCGGTAGGCATAGCCAGTAAGTGTTATCAATTCGGCTGATTGCTTTGAAGATGACTGGATTTCCGACACTGTCGGATGACACCGATCCAGTTTCGGGCAGCAGCCGGGATTCATCGACCGTGCCTGCACCTTTATCACTGACTTCATAGCTTTTAGTCACCTCCGACGCAGGCTGCGTCGGCGGCTCGAAGTCAGTGATCCACTTGGCGTAATCCAGTACGATAAATTCATCGATGTTTCCATAGGCGGTAGCCTTAGAATCAGCAGAACCAATCCGCAAATAGGGTTGCACGGCATTGAACTCTTTGCTGTTCGAGTTGAGCAAGCTGCCGTCAGCGAACAACATCCAGATATTTCCCGATCGCGCAACCGCGATATGCACCCAGCGGTTCAGATAGTCTGAAGGCATCGCTGCTTCAGCCAGCTTATTGCCGCTATCGTCATCATACCAATAGCTGCTGAAATGGGCTGATGCTTTGTACAGCTTCAACGTACCATCTGTGTCGATCCAGCACGCAAGCCCGTCTACGCCATAACCTGAAGGTCCCGTGCCTGATCCAGCTTCACCGTAGGTCGAAAAAATGCCAAACCTGTCAGCAGCAGAAGTAACATAAATCCACTTGTGGATTGTAAAATCTGCCGCACCGATCGGCGTCGGCATCTGCACATAGACAGCCCCCGCAGGCGTGTATCCAGTCCCCTGCAGGGAGCCGGTTCCAAACTTATTGCGTTCCAGTGAAATCGACAGGCCTGCGCGACTTGTGTCATGCGTCACGGTTCGCGCATAGCTGGAATGATCATTAAAATCCGCGTCAAATGGGCAGTAAAGCAATGTATGCTCATCCATCCCCCCGGAAACCGCCTTGAATACGACCGGATTGCCGCTTCGGTCGACCGGCACGGAATCCAATGCGGGTAGCAGCCGGGATTCGTCAATTCCAGCTGCACTGAGCATGTCTTTAAGTTCACTATCTGTCGCTACTTCGTAACCAGCACCGGCCAGAATTCCGGGCTGATAAGCCGGAGTGGTAAACGCCCCATCGTAAGCCGCGTAGTTCAGAACGTCCAGCGACGTCAAATAGACTGTACCAGCCTCTGAGTAGCTGGAGCCGGTCCACGATGCACCAAGACCGAAAATCTGGCGAGTCAGCGAGTTTGTAAACGTCGCAGAATTGTAGACTTCGCCGTTAACGTAAATCGTCAGAACACCGCTCTTGCGGACAACCGCGACGTGATACCATACGCTAGGTTGCAGCGTAAACGGCGTGTCGGTTCTGGATGTGCTGTCGCCGTTTGAATAGATGAACAAACGCCCTTCTGTCGTAGAGAGCAGCGCAAATGTACTCGCATCCGTCTGATTCCCACGTCTTGTTGAAAAAATTGTATGGGAACTGGAACCGGAACTGATTGCCGGAGCCATCATCCAGAGGCGGACGGTAAAATCCGATGTGCCAAACTGTGCCGGTAACGTTCCGTGCAAGCAGGAGCTGCCGTTGAAAAACGCCGAGCCTCCGGGACTTGACGGAGCATTGCTTACAATGTTGACCGTTCCGTAGACTCCGGTGGCAACGTCGTAGGTAGAGCGATCGTTCGTGTCTTCGTTGAGCGGTAGGCATAGCCAGTAAGTGTTATCAATTCGGCTGATTGCTTTGAAGATGACTGGATTTCCGACACTGTCGGATGACACCGATCCAGTTTCGGGCAGCAGCCGGGATTCATCTATTGAACCACCAATGTCACTTATTGCTCCAGATTCATCAATCTTTTTAATATTACCATCGGTATCCACTCCTAAAGAAATTCCTCCCTCAAGAGCTGTTTTACCAGATAAATCTTGCTTTTTTAAATCAATTAAATAATCCATATCTTACCCTTACTTTAAGATAGCATTGACTGCTTACTTCCTGAAAACCAACAAAATCCAACAACTTCTGAACTATCTCTATCTGAAAAATCTAACACAACTGAATTTTCATTAAAAGTTGTACTTCTTGGAGTAATAGAACAACCCCATCCAAATAATAATTTATTTCCTAAATTATGATTAATTGTTACTTTTCCTTCTGAAACATTAGATGCTGTAAAATTAATCGCTTCACTTGTAATACCACTTGATAAATCAACAGCTTCCCATCCATCTGCTGTTTTAGCAACAACTTGTCCAACAGAAATAGATGATGGAATTGGAACTTTCCCATTTAGAGAAGTAGTAAGAGAATCATTTGTAGGTAGAGCATCTAGTTTAGATTTATCATCACTTGACATCAAACCATTTTGTGAAGAAGTTGCTACAGAATACGTAGTATCAGTTGCACTTAATGTACCATCAGCAGCAATTGTCACATTAGTACCTTGTTTCACACCACCAAGTGTTGTGGTAGTTGCAACAGGAAGTACATATCCACTACCACCTGAAGAAGTTGTATGTAAAGTTCCATCTTCATCAATAGTAAAGTCAGAACTGATTTTAATACCACCTAATGTTGATGATGAGGCAATTGGAAGTTCATATTGAGAAGCATTTGCACTTAATACGCCCTCACCAGTAATAGATAAATTAGCACCTACTTTAATACCACCAAGTGTACCAGAAGATGCTACTGGCAACTCGTAACCACTACCTGCACTTACACCTGTATCAGTATCACCAATAAACCAGTTTCCATTTTCACCAATATGAGGAGTAACACCATCTTTTCCTTCTGCAACAATACCAGTATCCTGAGTACCTATAATCCAATGTTTATTATCAGCATTAATAGAAGGAGTTAGGCCATCTGCTCCAGCGGGACCAGTTGCACTTACACCTGTATCAGTCTCACCAAGCATCCAGTGATTATTGGAAGAATTAATAGATGGTGTAGTTCCAACATCTCCTTTTGGACCAACAACCATAGCAATTGGATCGCCATACTCTGATCCAGAATTTTTAATACGTTGGCGATAATATCTATCATCATTAGTTTGAACATCATGCCATTCTGACTTATCTACAGAAAATTGATATTCAAAAGGACTTCTATAAAAAGAGAGTACCCAAGATTTAGTAGCAACTTCATCTGGACCAGCTGCTGGAACATAAGAATCGTTTTCAAATTCAAGCACATTCCTGATGACAAATTCATATTCAAATGTTCTTACTACTTCTCCCTCTGAAATAATTTTATGTTGCATTGTAGCTGAAATACTTGATGTATTGCTGTAATCAAGTAGCTCAATAAGTTTATGTGATAGAGCATATAGTTTGAATACAAAAATACCTTGAGAAGCCCTACTATCATCAACTTCATCACCTTCTGCTTTCATAATAAGAGCTTCTGGAACTCTCACAGTAGAGCCAGCGGGATAAGCTTGATCTAAGCTTACAGAAACAGTGAAAGTATAGGCTCCATTAGCATAAGAAACTGCTGTATAAGGGACACCTAAACGTTCACCTGCACCATCAATTAATACAATAGTGCCAGTAGGATTTATAGTAGTGGAAGCGGCAGTAACTTTGATAGATGAAACGGCACCAATAGAGAGCTCTTCCGCAAGAACTCCTTTTATGGCATGTTGCATATTATTATCAACAGCTACGGAAGAAGCAACTGTAACATCAGTTAAACCAGTCCACGGGGGAAATGAGGTGGGATCATCAGTTTGAGAACCATCCAGTGCAACATAATGAATTTCTAAATTCATATGATTGTTTAGAAATATATCAAGTATTCTATTTCCAAATAGATTACCTGCTTCATCATAAAGATCATTGGATAAAATATCATAATATAAAATAGTATTTTCCATGTTGCCTCTTTGTTATTTTTGTTGTCTATATAGTATAATATAGCATAATTTTTTTAAAAGTCAAGTTATTATTTGATTATTTTTTAAATTTTTATTTATTTGTTGTGATTTTACACGTTCCATTTCTTTAAGTATTACTTCCCAATTTGGTACAATCCCCTCATATCTATAATTTCTTTCTGCTTCTTTTAACATTTCATGCAATTCTACGAAATCTGCTGATTCATCATAAGCATTTCCTAAGTGACCTATAATTTTTATATGATTTCTATAAACATTAACAGAAGCTTCCCCTTCTTTCGTACCAGAACCGGTAGCGGAAAGCAATTCCTCCCACAGCACTATCGCCCTGCTCACGTGCTTTTCGACACACAGGATGCAACTGTCTGAAGCAGCCGCGTTTGTTTCACGCAGCCAGCGCACAATCTCATCTTCAAAACGACCCATATGTCTTACTCGTTCACGGATCGCTCCACAAGTCGGACACTTGGCCTGTTTATAGGTAACCTCTTGCATAGATGCTATCCGCTGGTTCATTGTATCAATTTTCTTCTGGTCCATCATGTTATTTCCCCTTTAATCTGAATCAACAATCCTTTTCTTTGTACACACCATTGTATCTTGATATACTCTTACAATATCTACCTATATACTCATTATTTGCATGTATATCGCATTTAAACAAACTTATACTAAAATCCCCTGATGGAATGGTGTATTGATGAGAAACATTACTAACATTAACATTATTGTAAGTTAACTCATCCGCATAAATTCCATAAGACTCTAAGCCCTGACCAGTAGAAATTATATCAGAAATATTACAGTCTTGTATTAAATCACCTTCGTCAGAGTGTTCAAAATAAATACCATAAGTTTCTGCTCTTATATAATCTGCATTCAAATTATTAATAGAGCAATCATAAACTTTCAAATACAAGCTATCTTGATAAATACCATAAGTTTCCGCCTTTACATAATAGTCTACTTCGTTTTCTATAATACAATCACAATTTTCAACAATACAATCAAACAAGTTTGTTTCGCGAAGGGCTGTCGATGGATAATTCATATATGTAGTAAAAATTCCATATGTAGTAGAATGTGATCTTAAGTTAGAAACCTTACAAGAAATTAAAGTAGAAACACTACAATGAAACCCACGTACACTAAACGAACTCCAAGTTAACTCCTCTTCCTCTCTATAAGTTGCAGGATTTCCTGAAGATTCACAATCAAGAACTTCACAAGAATACAATGTGCTAACAAATGTATAAAATCCAATTGCGTGCATACTTCCTAAAAGTTTAGACACCTTGCAGTAATATAAATTAGATGCGTACTGCAAGTCAGTAGTATCATCGCTTATTGAAATACCATATACATGTTCACCAGAAATATTAAGAGCCGTGCAATGATATAATTTTGCACCAAATATATGATATCCATAAGCTGATGTATAAGAATAAAACTCAGTACCGGATGCCTGAATTATTTGCAAATTTTCTGCTGTACATCCTGACAATATTACAAAATTATTTCTATTAGTAGGAGTATAAAATCCTGCAACAGTACCATCTCCATTAAATTTCCTAGCATTAACCTTGATATTAGTTGCCCTACAATTATTTAATACTAAGTAATACTGTAGATAAAAACCATACCCAAGCCTACTATAAGAAGCATCAGAAACAATAACTTCCATATCTTGAACTGTACAAGCCTTTACCAATACTGAATCAGCATCCTCTTCAGAAAAAGATCCTTGTATAAAAAAGCCATACACAGCATGTTCGCTGGATAACGCACTGACACGACAATCATATACCATTATATGTGATGTACTGTTCCCATTTAAAAAAAAGCCACCAGAATTTACACTTGAAATACGATCAACTCTACAACCATGAAATGCAGTGGGATGTCCCGAATACTCGTAAAAACTAAATCCATAAGAAGTTCCAGTAGTATACTCTAAGTCATGTACATAGCAATTATATATATGTGCGCCATTAATATTTGAAACACCATAAGAATCAGGTACATTTGCTACTTCCCACTTAGCAGTTCCACCACTTTCTTCAGACCATGTGTCAAGAACCAATCGACCATATCCTCTATAAAAATTAACGGTTGATGTAGCTTTATTACCAACCATGTAATTGATGGTTCCTTTGATCAGCAATTGATAAATTGGACGATAACAGCATAACTTTTCAGTACAATCCAATGATGGTTGAAGCCGTTCCAATGCGTAATTGACATTACGCCACGGGTTCTCTTTTGTACCATCTCCCGTTTCATCACGCGTTTCCAGATTTCCGTCCCATGCCACCGAATCGCAATAGAACGTCATAACGTCCACTTCATACTCCTGATATTCAATAAGATTCTTACCATAGTCATCAGGAACTTGAGAATAATCTTCCAGACGTTCGGGAGCATGATAAATCAACCGGAAAAGGGTGCGCTTTTCCAATGGGGCAATAAGCACATCCAAATATGATAGGCGTTTCATGCAGACATTGCTGTATTCAGGGGCTTGTGACGGTATCAGACTTCCCTCTGGGGTCAGTAAAATTTTGTGCATAAAAACCTCCGTTATGGACAAACTACATACCAATAAAGTTGCGCGATTCCGTTCGAGCTGACCGCGTTGTGATCCTGCTGGATTTTCCTGCTGCCATCCCGGTTGACGATTGCGCGCCCGATCTGGTAATAGCAATTGAGATTGTCATCGTTCGGAAGGGTTTTAAGCAATACAAGTTCTACTTTAGCTGCCGCAGCCGGAGTTTCACCACTGGCTTTTGTGGCAGCAGTGTATTTCAAAACGATAAGTCGGGTTGCGGTGATCGCTTCCGAAGTCCACGCCGGAACAGAAAACACGATGTTGTTGACCTTGCAGGTGGAAGCGCCGCCGGTGGCTCCGTCCGCCACTTTTACCTTGAATGTGTCGCCCTCGCTCGCATCGGTGATCTTGAAATAGCCGTTGTATGAGTATGATGCTTTAGCACTAGCAGTAATTGGAGTAAACACTTTACGATCGGAATGAATCTGACCAACTCTTCCTCCATTTTCTACCAAACCAGTTAATGCAGTCATCATTGACTTTGCCTGTGGTGCATTATTTGCACCTAATAGCACAGGATTTGCCATAATACCTCCTTATAGTAAGCCCTTTTTAGGAAACTCAAACGCATTCCAACTTTTCTCAAAAGCATCAACTATTTCCTCATAGAAAACAACACCATCAGCACTAATATTGCCAGTAACTTTATTTAGTGGAACGGGTTCAACAATATTCAAGTCTGGTCTACTTTCTGAGTAAAACCCAAGACCATTAGCAACATGAATAGCATTTGGATAAGCATCAGTGTCTTTTAAATAAAAGTCAGGATCAGAGCTAAATTGTATCCTAGTACGCCTTTTTGTAACTGGATGAACAAAGAAAACATCTTCTACAGGAACTACAGTATGCAAAACTGGCTTTTCATCTGCAATTTTCAACTTAACTTGTACTTTACAATAAGACCTTAAATTATCATTATCATTCAAAGTTTCTTCTGATGTTGATAATAGTAATAATTTAGCACCATTTTTAGGGATTATCAAGCCACCAATGTTAATTTGTGAAGAATTTACAGAATTTATAAAAGAAAATAAAGAATTATCAAATCTTTTTGTGTAGTATTCAAAATCGATAATTCTATTATTAAGTTTTAAAATTCTTCTTACTAAAGTATTTGCATTGTTATAAACCGCAGTTACTATCTTATCTTTGCTATAATTTGTATATGAAACTACATCATATACTTTATTAGAAACACCAACGTTACAACATTTATCTAGTTTAATAAGTTTAGCCAAAGCAAACCTCCATAATACTAAATAGATTGATAAGTTCTGAACCCTTTTCTTGGAAAATCCAAGGATTTCCAGTCTAAATAAATTCCGACTCTTTTTTCAATAATATTTAAGTCTTTATCATTCCAATCAGGAGCTTGTGTCTTATCATAAATATAACCATCGCTTCTTAAAGGAATAGGTTCACTGATTCTCAATTGATACATATCAGGACCCCAATTACCCCAACCTTTATTCTCACCAATATCACACGCAAATAATTTTGATCTTTCTTCTGATACTTGTGCTCCTGCGCTATTTGTATAAGTATAAGGCTGAGCTTTGTATAAAGTTCTCATATAAGGATTACCTTCAAACTGAACATAATCTATATATTCTTGCCCGCCAACTTTCATTTTTGCTTTATAGCTAGTTCCAATCAATCCTTCTACAGAAACAGGGTGCATAATTGCAACTTCTATCTCAACATCAATTTTATACTTTTTGCGCTTTCTATTTTCATCATAGTCGGCTTGTAAAGATTTAATTAAACCATTTCCTTTTCCTATTTCTATTCCACATATTACAATTTTATTTTCATTGACTGTACCAGTGTATTCTGTGATCCAATCATAATCGAATTTTCTAGAATAATAAGAAAATTTAATTAACAAGTTACGAAGTTTTCTAATTCCATACATAGGCTCTCCAATTGCATTTCTACAAGTATCTGTAGGATTTTTCATAGATTTATCACTTTTCTTATACATCCTTGCATCATATATATCATATGTGATTGCAGAAACAGCCATTGTAGATGGAGATGAATTGGAATTATCTGAAGGGCGGGAGGATGAAGAAGAACTTCCATCATCCTCCTCTATTTCTCCAAATGAATAAGAAACTATATAATCCCATTGTAATAAAGCTTGGCCTTGAGGAACATCAAAATGACCATTATTTCTAAATTTATCATCTTGTGCAATATCAATAGTGATATTTGTCACTTTTAAGAATACAAATTCATCATCATTAATCTGCTTTTTTATCTTTGCTGGATGCTCATCTCCCCAAAATGGTAACTTAGCTTCCCTTATTACATCCTCCTTTGCAAAGATGTCAACACCATCAGTATAATAAGTTATTACTTTATAAGTTACTTCTGCCGAGAAGTCACCTTTTTCATCTATTTCTCCATTTTGTAAGTGTTTTTGAACATCGACAATCATGATAAAAATTCCCCTTTATGTTGTTGATACTACTCCATTAGGAGTTTGAACAGAAAGAGCTGCATTAGCTGCATTAGTTGTATTCCTTGTATTCTTTTCTATTCTATCAAGTTCTCTAGATATCTTATTAGTTTCTTTAAAAATATTAGTAACATTAGCATTAATAGTTTTTTGGTAATCATTAGAAGCTGCTTTAGCTAAAATATCAAAAGCTTCTTTACTACCAAGTTCCATTTGCTCCACAGTAGTAATAGTCACTGTGCCACCGTGCATACTTTTTTGAAGCGAATCTATTTGAGATAATAGGCTTTGAGCTTCTTTTGACATCTTTAATCCAAACGAGGCATCTGTTGTGCTTTGTAAAGATTTCATTACCTTTGCATACTTTTGTTGCAATCTTTGTAATTGTGCAGAATCTCCTAAGCTGGAAGCTCTAAAATCAAGTAAATCTTCTCTTGCTTGTTTAATACTTGCAAATACATTTATAGTTTCATTTTTTAATATAGTCAAAACTTGCACAATAGAATTACGCAATTCTGGTGATTTAACAGAATTTAAAAGATTTCTGGTAAGAATATCTGCTATGTCTGCTGCACCTATTCTCATTGCAGAAGAAATATCTTTAATAGAATTTTGAACATTCTTTGGAAGTTGATTGAACTTACTTGATAAAATATCAAAACTCTTTAAAAATGCATCCATAGTAGAAGTTGATTGACTACCGAAAGCATTCTGAACAGCTTCCCCTATTGAATAACCAAACTCAGCAGATTCCTGCTGCATCTGTTTCAATATCTTAAGCCATTCTATATTATCATTAAAGAATTTACTTATATCTTTACTAAACTTACCGAAATCAGCAGTATTTAGTCTTCCAGAAAATACATCAATATTACTAGAACCTAAGTTTCCAATTAAATTAAATACAGATTTAGAAGCTGCATCAGATTTTTTATTAATTGCATCCATTACTTTTAAAACATCATTCAATGCAACCATGTCTTTAATAGCAGGAATTACATCTGTACGACCAACTTCTTTTGCATAATTAGCTAAAACTGCTTTCATGCCTTCGAAAGAAGCGTTGCTGTGAGTTTTTACATAATTTATATAATTATCATTAAAATTAATTAAAGCTTTATCTACTGTAGCAATTTCCGCTTCTAGTTTGTCAACTTGTTCTGTAGGAAGTTTTGCAATAGCTAGCACTGCTTTATATTGTAAGAGCATCTCTTTACGAAGCTCAATCATATTCATCAATGCTTCTTTAGTAGTTGTTTTCCCAATACTATTAAAATTAGTTAAAGTTTCTTTTAACTTATTAATAGAATTGCCTAAACCAACTAACTCTTCTCGTGAACGTTCTGTTTTGAAATACTTATCAAAACCAGCAGTACCAGAAGTTGCATTTTGTAAATCAGAAATTAACTGTGAATTGATACTATTTTTAAACTGAACACCAATTCTTTGTAAAGTTTCTTGAAAACCTTTTGTAAAATTAAGTGCAGTTTTTGCACCACCATTAGCAGCAGCTTGTAAAGCTCCTTGACTCAAGTAAGTTTCAAGAATAGCATCTAGTTCTTTACCCGCTGTCGGAAGCATTCTGCGCATATTACTAATAGAAGCAAGTACGCCTTTGTAATTCTCTTCAGCAAGCTCAATAGCATTTACATCATTAAAATTATCCTTAGAAGTACCTCTAAGACCTAGCAAAGCCTTAGCACTCTGGTTTGCAATATCATTGAACTTCTCAAGTAAATTATTATACTCTGCTTGGTTCTTTACTAAAGAAGTCATAGTAGTGAGCCACTTAGTAGAACCTTTCTCCATCTCTTGCACAGAAGCAGCTGTGCTATCAATAGAAGTCTTTAATAAAGCAAACTTACCAAGATCGCCAAGTTTCTTATTAAACACCTTATCAAGTTCTTCATTAAATTTTGATAAAGCATTCATCTGGTCTTGATTCATTTCCCCAAGATTCAACTTCATATTATTAAGATGTTGAACAGCGTTTGTTAGCTCCGCAATACGCTTTTTAGCTTCTTTTGAATCAGGAAGATTATTAAGTCTTTCAAGCTCCTCTTCAATCTTCTTAATTCTAACATTAATTGCACCTTGAGTGAATAACTTATCAAAACCACTAGTTAATTCATCTACATATGAAGCAGTCTGTTCTAAATATTTATTAGCACGAGAATTAACAATAGAAGCAGATAATTTACTCCAAGCAAATTCAAGTCCTTCAAGAGCTAATAAAAATAATCCAATTGGCCCTAAAACAGACTTCCATAGAGTTTTAAGAGCAGCTCCGAGAGTTAAGGCAGAATTACGCATTATGGCAAAAACACCAGTAGTAGCTCTACCAGCAGAAGCAGATTGTATCATTGCATTTCTAAATTTTACAAAATCAGCTCTAGCGCTTCTTAGTGCTCTTCCTAAACGATTGACACCAGTAACAAGTAAATTTGTATTTTTTGCAAAATCACTTGGAGAAGCTTGTAGGAATGCTCTTTTAAGAAGTAATAGCCCTACTTTAAGTTTAGTAATAGCACCATATGCTATTAATAATGTAGTAGCAAGTATACCCAATCCAATAACATACTTTGCAGTTTCCCCTATTAACGGCTTAAGCATACCAAGCAAGCTTTCGCCATTACTCTTCAATTGCGTAAACCAATTTATAACATTAAGTACAATTTTAAATCCAGACCATGTAGCAACAAATTCTGTAATCTGAATTATATTTTTTCTTATTGTTTCAACTACTTGTAGTAACTGCTGTGCTAATGATTTCTGAACTTCTTCCAAAGCCTTTGTAGCTGCATCTGCAACTTCAGTTCGATCGGTAATTAAACGCAAATTTTCAGCATACTGTCCACCAACGTCATTTGCTAGAATAGTTGCAGCTCTAATATCACGGAAGTTAAAACCAAGCTGAATCAAGCCAGCAGAAGTACCCCCTGTAGCTTGCTGTAGTCGCTGCATAGTACCGGCTAGACCAAGTTGCTGTAATGCGACTGATGTACTTTCATAACCTAACCTTTGAAAGATTGGATTAAGCTTTTCTGTATCACTACTTAACTTCAAAAGCAAAGAGTTCAAAGCAGTTGTAGCAATATTAGTTTTAAGACCACGTACAGTTAATGTCGCAACAGCAGCATTAAGTTCTTCAAATGAGACACTGGCAGCGGCAGCAGTACCAACAACTTTACCCAAGTCGGCATTTAGCTCACGAACAGTTGTAATACCTCTTTCCTGTGTTTTATAAAGTACATCAACCAAATGAGAAGATTCATATGCTGATTTACCATAAGCTTTAATAACACGAGAAAGTAATTGTGCACTTCCTTCAAGATCAGTATTACCAGCAACAGCTAGCTTTGCTGCGTTTTTCAAAACCTCTAGTGCACCAGCACCTTTAATAGTTGCTGTGGTAATAGCAAACATTGCTTTGGCTACATCTTCTGCACTTTTTCCGTACTTAGCAGAAACATCAAGAATTGTATTACCAATATTTGCTAAACCACTCTCTGTTTCTTTTGCAATTGTATTAATTTGCCTTAATTGGAAATCAAATTCACCAAAGGATTTAATAGCATCTTTAATAAAATTAACAATAGTATAAATAACAGTACCACCAGCAAAAGCAGTTACAACTGTTTTCCAACCACCTGCTAACCAATTAGTTGATCTTGTTGCTCTTTGTAGCGCATTATTTAACTGATCTGCCGCAGTAGTTGCTTGACCGCTTGCAAGTTTAAAATACTTCAAACCTTCAGAAGCTTTATAAATAGAAGCAGCAAGGCGCTCAAACCTGACAAATGCTCTCATATTAGCATTTATCATAACATCTACTTGATTAATAAAACTACGTATATGGTTTACAATAGCAGAAAGAGTACTTCCTAGATTTTCTAGATTACTTCCTACTTTATCAACACGCATCAAAGAGCTTGTAAAACCACTTATTGCACGTGATATAGAAGAAAAGCCAGAAACAACTGCTGGAGAAAATGCTGCTAAACTTCCAAATTGATCAATTGTCTCTCTTAATGCAACCGCATTTTTACTTAATAGCGCTGAAAAATCAGACATTCCAGACAATTTCTTAAAAGAAGAACCAAGTCTATTTAATGAAATTGAAATTGCATCGAATTGAGTAACTTCGGCAGGTTTAATTTTTCCTAAAGATTTATATAAATCTTTTATAGAAGTTTGTAATTTAGTTACATTGAACTCTTGTCCATCAATTACTTTAACACCTTTGATCTGATTCTTAAACTCATCTGCATATCTAGCAGTAGTCCTTAAACCTTCTCCAAACCTACGAATATGGGTTGTCATTATTTGAAATCCGGGAGCAATTCCAGAACCCATTTCAAATAAACTAGCAATTTCTCTAAAAGATTTCTTAAGAGATGAATCACTTTTATTTAATTCATCTCCAAACAACTCTATAGCAGCAATAGCTGAATCAGTAAAATTAGCTAAATTTTTGAATCCACTTCCTAAACGATTAATGGAAGTAGAAACAGATTCAATTGGTTTAATTGTGCTATTTAAATCAGCAAATTTAGTCGTAAAACGTGAAAAAGTCTCACTAAGTTCTTCAGCAACCTTAGTGAGACTCTTTATCGCTTGAACACCAGATGCTGTATTAATATTTAAATCAAATCCAACACTCATTGATTTTACCTCTTAATTTTCAATTATAGCACCGGGTAATCCACTTAAAAATTTAAAACTCCTATCAACTTCTTCTTCAACTTTTTCATCAAGTGTTTTAAAAGAAATCATATACTTTTCCAATGGTCTATTTGTCTTTGTATCCTTTTCTGCAACTATTTTAGTTATAGTTCCCAATTGATAATCCAATTTACTATATTTTTGTTTAGAGCGAGCGATATGAATAATCCAATATTGAAGAAGTTCTAGTGGAGTTTCTCTTATCATTTTTGGAACATCCAGTATACCTAAATGTTCAGCTACTTCAAATAACTGATCTAATACTGGATACTCCTTTAGTTTTTTTCCTGTTCCTCCATGTTCATACCACTGAAATCAGTAATAGCCTTAGCTACTTCATTCAGGAATGAAACAGGAAGCTCTTTTAGCTTATCTTCAGGGATAACCGGTTCCTTTAGACCAGTTTTAATAATCTTGTACAGCTGCATCTCTTTATCAGCATCATCTAACTGAAAGATAATTTCACCCGGAAGTTTACGAACTTTGATAAATTTACCACAAACTTCCACATCTTTAGTTTCAGCGGCAAAATCTTTAAGTGAAGTCACATCCCAAAATAATTTTTCTGACATAAATAGTAATCTCCTTTTCTCTATTTAGACAAGGTGACTACACACTGTAGTCACCTAATTACATTTAATTAGCTAATAGTTTCTATTAAGCCTTCAGGGTGATAGCTAGAAGCATCTCCAGTGTGACTACCTCCAGCAATACCAAAAACTAGTTCAATAGTAGGCATTTCTCCACGAGTATGTGTTCCGGGAGTCCAACTACGAAGCCAAGCTTCTTGAAACACAATCTTTTGTCCATTAGGACGATTTTTAGTTTTCTTAAACTGAATCTCAATTGTTTGAGGAACTCCAATCATAGCTTGTAACTTAGCACGATCATCGAGATTTTCAGCAGCAGTAGCTGTGAAATCGGTAGGAGCACCAAGATCGGCAGGCGCTCTTTCTTCCGCACCTACAGTTTCATTTGTAGTAATATCAATATCGTCACCAGCATCAAAACCCGGAGGTGTGACTTCTGTGCAATATAGCTTTAGAGTTGAATTTTCGGAAAAGGTTAAGGTAATACCAAAACCAGATTTTTGAAAATCTTCAGGCATAATTAAGCCTCCTTATCATTATTAAATTTGGTAAAATAAATTCTAATTAAATAATGAATTTTATCATCATTCTTTTCAGACTCTATTTCATCAATTTCAAAACTGTTAATAACAATACTTAAAGTATCATTTATATCATGAGTGCCTGTTGCAAAATATTCTAAAAGTAATTCACCTAGTTTTGCAACACGTAAATCTGTATCTCTTTTATCAGATAATTCCAAAGCGTAGAATCCAGAACCTTGTGAAAAGTCAGCATATTCATACTGACTTGCAGCTCCATAATATTCCTTTATATAAATATTGGAATAATTTTCTTCTGGAGAATTATTTGAAAATAAAATTTTAATAGGTGTTTCAGCAAACAATTTATATCGTTTTTTAATATCTTCTAAACCATCAACTAAAACTCTTCTCAAATATAATTGAATATCAGTATCACTAATCATAATTACTTATCTTATTGTTAAATATGGATGATTTTGTAAAGCTGCTTTTACTTTAGTTATAATGCCCCACGGATTAGTAGTTGGAGTAAATGGATGCTTTGCAGAAACTGGATGCCCATGTGACACACCAATTGTTCTCCAACCTAATTCATCAACATTTAAATGATAAGGATAACCATTCTCAGGATTTTTAGCAACATTATACATTACAATAGTTTGAGGAATTTTTGCATCAATTTGCTGCAATACATGTTCTATTTTATTATATCCATATATTGTTTCTTTAAAGTTTGATAAACTTCCATAAGATACAGCATATCTAAAACTATTTGCATATCTTCCAGTTGACCATTTGGTTTTTGGTCTTAAATTAATCTCACTTTGAGCAATATCATGAGCACTTGTCAAAACTTCTCGTAAACTATTCTTTATAGTTTCCTTACCTGCTGAGTTAATTTCATCAGATAGTAGTTTAAAAAATACTTTAGACTTGTTAGTTCTGCGCATTTTCTCTTCTCAATTGCAAGTTAACTGCTGCTAATTGCTCTCCAGAATAAATCTTCTTATGATTTACAATAACAAACATAATTCCATTTATTTCCAATTTGTCTACTGTATTTTGAATATCTGGAAAATCAAATCCTTTACCTATTGCTTTACAATCTTCTTTCTGGATGTCAGAATTTGCTTTTTCATAAGCACTGTAACTTAAAGGAGGTGATACAGTAACATCTGTAATAGTATATTCTGTATCATAATCTCTCTCAAGAATTGGTGTTAATGGATCATAAGCATTTGGCTTATTTTTTCTATAATATTTTGCATTAGCAACGCCCATCAGATTTAACAAAGTGTTTGCTAAACCTGAACTTCCTGCAAAAATATTGTCAAATAAACCAGCCATAATCAATACCTAATTACATTTACAATTGACGTTGCTCCAGAATTAGACTCTAACTGTCCAAACAACGATAAGAAATCAAGAGCATCTGTATCCAATTTTTTAGGAATCATTGTAGCATCTACTTTAATAGACATAGAATCAAGTCTTGCTTCGCTGAATCCTTGTGTCAAAATAGATGGAAATTTCGTACTATTTGACATCAAATACAGAGCTTGTTCAAATTCTGCATACTTTACTAAAGCCGGAATTTCATCCGGTTTATAAGTTCTTCCATGCTTATCAACTAAGTTAGCTCTTGGAAAATCTAAGCTTTGTTCTGGAAAAGTTCTAGTTCCAAAAGGAATTATCATCAAATCATTAATTCTAGTAGCCTGAATTAATCTTGCAATTTGTTCCTCTTCAGAAGCATCTGTAAAAGCAGAAGCATCTGAACGACCCTTAAAGTAAAACAATGCTTCCTCTAAGGTTCCATATGAATTTGCACTAATGCCACCTACAGTTGCATCTAAAACTAATTCCATAATACATCACATAGTTACTTATTTATAATTTTAGGATTATTTTGAGAAGAACCAACTCTATTAAACTGAGAACCAAGTCTGCGATTAATTCGGCGTTCTAGTTCTTTGTAAACATCACCAAGTGAGTCACTTCTCAACCTCTTCAGTTTAACCTGTTCATCAAGTAGTTCTGAAACAGGTTTAGTAACAGGGATTTCCTTAGTATTTTCGTACTTCTGAGCACGAACTTTCTTAAGAGAATCTTCTAACTCCTGTTCAGTTGGCTGTCTCTTTTCATTCATATTTGCCATAATGAAAACCTTTATATTAGGATTTCTAAGGGGAATCACTCCCCTTAGAAATTTTTTGGAGATCACTATTCGATAATCTCTAAGAATTATCCTAGAGATTTAATCGCAACAAACGGAATTGCCTTACGATCAGCAATAACACGTGTCCAAGTAGTTCCAGCAGCAAACTCAGCGTAGGTAAGACCAAGGTGAGTGTTATTGACTAGACTATCACTGACCTTATACCCACGAGGATGGACTAGGATTGAACGCCTTGAGTAAAGTTTCTCTTCACCAGTACCGTTACCGGAAGCAGGATCGCGATTAATTTCCTGAGGACGATCAACATAACCATAGTTTAGACCAAATACACCCGGTCCATAGAGGAAAGTGTAATATGCAGTCTTATCACCAGCAGCAACAGTTGGCATACCATCATCAACCACAACACGCATACCGTTAAAAGTTGGGAACATAGTGTTGTTTTCGGCATCACGGATAAACTCAATTAGCTGCTGGGTCTGAAGGTTGGTGTACACAACAGAGTGCATTGCAATTGTATTAACAACGCTCTGATAATCACCAAGCTTACCACGAGCCATAATAATGGCTTCAGCAGTAACGGTTGGATCAGCGCCAGCACCGGTATTAGTAGAAATATCAGAAATTAGGTCACCACTATGATTCGTGATAGAATCAGAACAGATACCAATAGAAGCATTGATAATCTTCTTCTGAGCATCGGTGGTCCAAAAATCATTGATATAATTATTGATTGCAGTCATTGGATTACTACCAGCAAGGATTCCTGCAATAGTCATTGCGCTGAAACCTTTAGTATAGAAACCCTTAACTGCCATTTCAGCACCAGCAGTAATCTTATCAAGCTCTAGCTTGGTATTAGGATCATCTGAACCAATCTTAGGTTCATCCATGTTAATCACACGCCAGAAAGGCATGTTAATATACTGACCACCTTCAGTAGCATCCATAAGACGAGTTACACGTGGGTCAGAAACAGCTACACCAGTAGCTACAAAAGCGTTTTTAGTTAGAAATGCTTCAGAATCATATGGGGTAAATAACTCTGGTACAATAACATCTGTTAGACGAACTGAACTAGTTGCCATATTAAGTTCTCCTTATTAAATTGAAGAATATTTTTTTCTATATTCAAGTGCACGAGCCCTATCTTTATGAAACAACTCGGCTTGCTTATCTAAATTATACTTATCACTCTTAGGATCAAAATACTGATCCCAACCTGTAGAATTACCAACACCTTCTCTTGCACTAGCGCTCAAACTCGGCTTCATAAATCCGGGCATCTTTGAAAACAGTGTATCGACAAACTCATCAAGTGTATAAAGCTTATCAACGGTCTTATACTTTTTAGAATCTTCATCAAATTCAATCTGATTCTTTGCAGTAAGACAAAAAGCTTCGAACATAGCAGGATCACCCTTTTCAGCAAAAGCTTGCTTTAGCGCAGTTGTCTTATTCATATCAGAAATTAGAGCAGTTTTTTCAGCAACTTCATCAGAGAGCTTCTTAATCTTGTTTTCATACTCTAACTTCATAGTATTGATTTTATTAGCGGAATCATTTCGGATTTCTTCAACCTTTTTAACAAACTCTTCATTCTTTGCATTACCGTTTGTCTTATAAGATTCAAGTTCATCTTTCATTGCATTTACCTGCTCTGGAGTAAATTCTCCAAAAGCCTTCAGCTTTGATTCCATTTCATTATGAAGCTTACGCTCCTTGAGCATTGTCTCATGAACCACTTTAAATTCTTGTAAAGGCTTTACATCTTTAACATTCAGACGATACAGTTCTTTTCCATCGTCTGTATTGACTTGTGTATAAAGTCCCTTGAGAGAATCATCAATTTCATTCAGGTTTGGTAGTTCAAATGATAAATCCGGCATAGTAATCTCCTTTTCCTTGATATCACATCTTAGAAGTTTTTTTAAAGAATCACTCTTTAAAAATGTTAATTTTTACTAAAGGTATCTTCTTTACCTTATATAATATAATATAGCACATTTTTTTAAAAAGTCAAATGCTTTTTATAAAAAAGTTTAAAAATTTTCTATTTTTTATAAGTTATTTCTTTTTTTCTGTTCTTTCTTGTGATTTTCCATCAAGTACAACTTGAGTTGCATCATTAATAGAATCTCCACCCTCTTCCTTTGTTAAACTTTCTTTGGAATACTTTCCAGACTGCTGTTTATTAGATGATCCTTTGGAAGATTCGACAATTTTATTACGTTCTTCCTGTTCATCATTCATAACTTTTTCCCACTCTTCAAAAGAAGAATATGAAGTGTCGCCATTCTCACGCAGTTTGTTATAATAATCCTTATTAGTATAACCTTTAACAGCACCAGACCAGATTGAATAATTATTAATGGAAACAGTAGAACTTTTAAGAATAGAAAACTCTAGATTTGGAATAATATCAATCTTAGAAACTTCTTTATCAGAAAGTCCTCTCCATTCTGCTGCTGCTTTGAGAATAACTGTAAACCCATCGGCAAGTGTTTTAGCAATTGATTTAAGCGAAGCTGTCTTTAATGAAATATTATTCTTTACAGATTCACCAGTTTCATCACCACTTTTGATCAAAGATAAACCAAGCCCTGAAGCATATTCTTTCTTAGCTTCAATTGCAAGACGTTGCTCTGATAAACCACTTCCACCAATTTCAACCCACTTCAAATCTGCTTCTGGATTAGTAACTATAATTGCTTTCTGTGTACCTGTATACAAGTCAGTATTCTCAATACCTTTTCCAAAAAGAACACCGAAAGATTGTTTATGAATTGAAATTTCGTAATCAGCACTTGCCCTGTAAAGAGCTAAAGAAGCATTGCACAAAGAATAAATAATTGGTTTAGAAGGCTCGATTGACAATTCGTAGCCATTAAAGCAATAAAATGGAATTTCATTCTTAAATTTATTATGAATACGTGGATAAACAATTTTAAGTCCTTCATAATTAACAATACCACTATTATCAAAAGGAGGATCAAAAATAGCTTTAAAATTATTAGAACCGCTATAAGAATAATATAAAGGCTCTTCTAGTTCATTTCCTGCATCATCTACTGTCTTCAAGCCAAGAAATCTATATCGATTTACATTCACAGGTGCTAATGCTGAGTTCTCATAATCAACATAACTTTCATCAAGTAAAACAAACTTTAGAAGCTGCTTACCTTTGTACAAAGTGTAACCCCAATTAACAATCTGTCTTGTATCATACTGAATCATATTTGGGTACATGTCAACACGATTCTCAATAGTATCAGGTGGATCAAGCAGAATTGCATGACGACCATACTTAGTTAAATAACTTGAAGTATTTCTATAAATATCAAGAAAGGACTTTGTTTTTAAGTAAGAGGGATTCGGTAAATACTTTGTCCTAACATCATCAGGAACTTCAATAATCGGGTCCTTCTGCCAAAGAATACCAAAAAGACTATTAAAAAACTCTACAGGATAGTCAAACCAAGTTGCTCTATGTAGGTAATCCTCATAAGCAACCTCCCCTCTGGAAATATCCATCCGCATACCTTCGGTCTTACGAAGATACATCTCTCTGCGCTGCTTAATAACATCTTCTCCGCAAAGACAGTCGTCTACTTTATCCCAAATTGGTGCATACTCAGTATAAGTCTGCTTAGTAGGCAAACTTGTAACAATATCTTTTGAATCGTTCATAATAACTCCTTAAATATAAATATCATAGATACGTGCCACTCTTCTCTCTACATAAATATTAGTAAGAGCATGTACAAATGCGTCAACTTGGTCATCATGTTTCTGTGACATTGTAGGACTAAATGCAGCACACTCATTCAAAAATGCACCAACCCAATTTCCTCTTTTTGGAATAAAAACTCTACCAGAATCAAGATAAGGTAACACCTGTTCACATCTAAGCACCTTGTCTTTAGTAGGGTTAATGTCTATAATTGGTATTCTAGTATCATTTTTTAATGTTTGAATTAAAGCAGGTCCTGAAGATTTATATTCAATAAAGAAACCCTTAAACAAAGAATTCTTAAAGTTCTGTGCTATTTTATAATAAAAGCCTTTAGCAACCTTTATTAAATCAGGCATTTCATATTTTCCGCGCACCAAGTCAAGCAAGTAGGTATCATTCTTATACTCACCAACGGCTAAAAACACAGAGTAGTCATTGTGATTCTTAATGCCTGTAGCAGTATCCGCAAAAATTTTAATACCTTCAAACTTATCAGGAAGCTCATCATATGTTTTAAATTTGTCAATATGAATTAAAGTACCTCCTTTAGGAGTAGGTTCCTGCATATACTGTGACATGTATTCATAGGGTTTGTTTGAACGCATATTAAGAAGCTCTTTTATAGGCTCCTTGTACTCCCAATAACTTGCAACACCATTCTTATCTAAATCAGCTTTTAAATAAGGTTCTGCAATTTTCTTTATTTTTTCAGGTAATGCTTCAAAATATTCCTCATCAATTTCTGCTGGAATCTTAATTAAAGTCCAATTATCAAAATTACAGTTGTCGAGAAGATAGCCAGTTGGATCATCCTCATGCAATCTCTGCATAATTAATACAATTGGAACATTTGGATTAGCTTTACGTGACATCAATGTTCCATAAATAATTGAATTGATGTTCTCCCTCTTAGCAGGAAAGTTAGCATCATCAGGCTTTAATGGGTCATCAATAATAATCGCTCCAGTAAAACCAGACTCCATATAGCCAGCACGCTTACCAGTAATCTTACCACGCATACTTGCAGCTAAGAACTCACCAGCGTTACGACCTCTGTACTCTAATGTCCACTCTTTCTTCTTATTACTATCTAACTTAAAAGAATATCCGGGTCGTAAATCTACAAATTCCGGTGATTCTATAATATCTTTTATATCTTGAGAATGACCTTCTACTAATTCATCTGAATAAGAAGTTTCAATGAATCTCATATGTGGATTCTTGAAATAGCACCAAGCAGGAAACATCTTTGAAACATATACACTTTTTGTAGAACCGGGAGAAATATTGATTATAACATTCTTAAGTTTCTGATTATAGACATCTTCCAATATAGAACAAATGTAATGATGATGCCAGTTTTCTTTGAAAACCTCTCCTTTTAAAACTTTAAAAAAGTAAGTAGAAAATGCAAAAAGACTATTCTGAAAAACATAATCAACAACTGCTTTTTGTTCATCATTTTCATATAATTCACTACTCATCATTTACCTCTTCAGCATCTTCAGAAGATGTTTCAATCTTGTTAGCAGCTTTGATTGTAGGCTCAGCAAAACTTTTAATCTTACTAAGCATTAATTCTGCGTCTGCTGGATTAAAGTTAGCAATAACAGTATTATTAGTTTGATTCACACTATCGGAAGTTTGCTTTTTCCAGTTTTCCGGGTCTTGACAATAAAGAACCATCTCAACTGCTTTCATGTTTGGTGGAATATTCTTACTAACCTTTTTAACTTTTTTAGAAACAACTTCAAATTCACCGTTATCTTTATTTTTAGTCTGAAATTCAGTAACTTCTATATCTTCATACACACCACCAGTAACAAGCTGTCGCAAAGATTGTTCTGCATAATCTTTAAGAGCAAGCTTTCCCTGAGTAATAGCATTCTTAAGCTCAGGGAAACATCTCTTATAAAAGTAAAAAGTGTCTTTAGATATTCCTAAGAAACTTAAAATCTCAGACTCAGGGGCTCCATCACGCACCATAATAGAAAGCTGAAACAACTTTGGCTTAATATCTTGCTGATAATTTAAAAGTTCACCTGCCGTTGGGATTCTTGCTTTTGGTTTTACGAGTGAAGTTTCATTTTCCATTTAAAACACTCTCCCACTTACTTATATTATTCTCTAGCCAAAATGAGTTTAGCTTCTTCTTATTATCAATAATAGTATCTTTATATAACGACAAATTATTAAAATAAGTAGAAACAGATTTATCTAGTTCATTAGCATCTGCAAAACAGTTTCTTTCGTCAAAAGCTGTATAATTTGGAGTATCTTGTGTTAAAATAGGTACACCATCTGCCCAAGCCTCCAACTGTTTTATATTACTTTTTGCATAATTAAATAAAGAATGCTGCAAAGGTTGAATATATAAATTTGCATCTAATGATTTTCTATAACTTGGATACCCTAAAATATGTGTACCGGGATATACTTCAAAATCTTTTATAAATCTCTTAGCAAAATAAGGAATACATCCAACTAAAACAAACTGATACTTATGCCTATTTTCAATAATCCAATCAGAGATATGTGTAAAATCATCTACACCATTATTTCTGAAATCGTAATCCACATGAGATTTATCACAACAAATTACAATTCTTGGCCTCTTCTTATTTCTTTTATAACTATAAACCGATTTGTTTACATCATAAAAAGAACCATACCACCACTTAGGAATATAATTAGGAATTACTATAAACCTATCTATCGGAATATCTAGCTTACTAGCATAATAATTAGCTAAAAACATATTTGTAGTAGTTATTTTATCAGCATGTGTCATATAATAGTCAATAAGAGCTTCTGCATGAAAAAATCCCGGTTTCAGCCAATTATATACAGGAATATCATCATAAAACAAAATATCATCTACATCGTAAATAATAGAAAACCCATATTCTTTGGATTTTTCTAGCAAGTATTCATACCATTCTTTATAGTTAGATGTGTATAATCTTTGCACTCTAAAAGAATCACAATACTTTAAATAGTAGTCATCATGATTAGAAGATGCTGAATCACAGAATCTATATTTATTTTTAAACATAGACTCCATAGTCAATGAAGGCGCAATGATTCTATAGAATCCCGGCCCACTCATCCCAGCATACATGGAACAATGTAATTTCTGACCAAAAACACTCATCAGCATCTCCTTATCATTTTAGTTACTTCTTCTTACCACCAGTTGAAGTTTTCTTTTTCTTACACGCCATAGTAATATCTCCTTTATTTATACATAAAGTCCACACACACATTCTTTCTTATTTCTAAGAAGTGCGCATGGGCATTTTGTATCTTTAGTTTTAGCTACTTGACAAGGACAATAACCGTCGTTATCAGCGATTTCTTTTCTTATTTGTAAAACAAAATTTTTATCTGGATTTAATTTCATAAAATATGTTAGTATTTAAAATTAAAAAAAAACGCTCTCATGAAAAAAATACGGTAGTATTACAAAATTAGTGTGGAGTTATTTTCGTACACCTGTTACATTTCTTGTGTCGAGGAAAAACTCCACGAAACCTTTCTATCTATACTATTAATATAACACTATTTATAAAAAAGTCAAGTGCTTTTTATAAAAAAGTCTAAAAATTTTTAAACAAAGTGTAAGAAAAACTCTTACACCTTGCTAAAACTTAATTATTTACATTAACAGCGTAACGCTCTTTAAGCTCTTCCTGTCGCTCAGAACTCCAAGAAGATGACCATCTGAAAAATCCAATAATACGAAGACCATAATCTTTAACTTCTGCTCCGCATTTTGGACATTTTTCGTACTTTCCTTCAAGAATGCAACCATTCTCACAACGGCTATGGAACAAATTCAATGCAAAATGCTCACAACCTGATTCAACAGCTTTATGAATCAACATTTCAGCTTGCTTTGCTGTGACACGTTCTGTAATAGTCAAGTGAACAATACCACCACCAGTGAGAAGCAAGTTGGTCCTACCGTCCATCTTCATTCTGTCAAACACATCCACTTTTTCAGTAAGAGGAATAGTTTGATTTGAATAAAGATTAAATGGTACTGCTTCCTTACCGAAAATAAGCCTATCAGCCTTTGCCATTCTTACAGCCATTGCTTCTCCGGGAATCTGCTCAATATTTGGAATTAAGCATAATTCTTTTCCTCTGGAAACACAATATTCATTAAATGCTGTCATCACGTCAATATCAATATTTTCATTCTTTCCAAACTTTTTTTCCAAAGTTTGATAACATTCCCATGTACCAATCAAACCAAAAGTTGAAAATAAACGATTAATGTCAATAGTACCATTTGCCATAAATGGTTGTAAACCTGAACTAATCATATTGAGAAGTAAGTCTTTATGTGCACGTAAAATAGTACCAGCATCACATACAGCAGATTTCATTCTAGCATAAAAATCTTCCATACTGTCAGCCATTAGAGCCAACCTGTTCAAATTGACAATACAAACTCTATGACTTCCTAGTGATAGAGCAGCTCCAAATGAGTTAACAGAAGCGGCCATATCCATCATCTCTGAATCGTTTAAGAGGCGACAATTATGTGTTATAATACCATTTGGCAAGGTAAAATAAGGAACATCTTTGTCAGACTTGGTAGTTTCAATACAATAAGCATATGGACTTCCAGAAACTTTTTCAATTGATTTGATTTTAAAGTAAACGGAATTATTTACTATCTTATAAAGGTCTTTATAATGCTTCCTGCCCTTGAAATCATACCATCTAAGACAATATAATGGATAATTTCTATTATACTTTTCTCCTCTAATCTCTACATTGTCAATTCCAGTTCTATCACTCTTATCAATGATAGTAATGTACCCAAGTGATGTGCAAAGAGCTTCCATAGTTTCAATTAAATCTTTTGATATAGAATAGCATCTATTTGAATTACCTCCATCACTGGCATACCAACCTTCCAAAATACCTTTTCTAAACTCAACAGATTCTAGTAAGCAATTGAGGTTTAGTTTTTTAGAAGATGCACCTTCACCGGACACCCAAACTTTAATAAAAGAAGCAACATCTTTATTAGTAGCAATAAGAGGCACTCTATTGTGTTGAACAGTTCCCATTCTAGTAGAACCACCTCTGCTCTCAACAAATTTATCGATATACTTCTTACAAGCATCAAAACAATTTGAATTTAAAGAATAGTTCAATCCACCATAAACTGTTGAGCCATCTTTCAGTTTATATTTCATATAAGAACCATCTCCCAAGAAAAGGCCTACTGCAAAACCATCTTCATAGGAAAGTTCAGGAGAAATCCTAACTGTATTTGGAGTTTTTCCGAACAAAGCTCTTAAATTAAACATCAAATAGTCATCAGTAGTTAAATCTTTTGAAGCAATATCGCCTCTTAAAGTTGGATTTAAATGATCTTCTGTTACAATAATAGTCTTGTTATTTTTAGTAGTAATTTTATAATAACTCTTATCGTAAGGAACCCTAACTTTATTGAAGTGGCTCCAAGTGCCATTATGCAAAATTTTTGCAGAACTGCCTACATCATACTGAGAATATTCTGAAAAAATATTCTTAAACTTATCGAAAATAATGCCTTTTGGAGTATTCAGAATAATTTTCTGATCACCGTCAAAACAGCACGACGAAACTTTACTACCAGCAGAAACTAAAATATTGTACCTGTGAATTGGCCTTTGACACATATCATGTACAAATTCTGTATCTACAATCTTTCCATCTCTTTTTGCAATATTAATAGTTACAACAGGAAATGTAAAAGGTTCATTCGTCTCAGTACAACCACGATCAATAATATCACAGAAAATGTTCTGAAGTTCAAGAATAACTTCCATCACATAATCTAAAGAATACCCAGTTTCTTCATAATACCATTCCAAATCATAAAGCATAGCTTTCAATTTCACACGATCAAAGACTGAAACATTTGTAAATGGTGATTCATATGTACTTCTACTGCAATCATTTACATCATAAATAAATTGCTGGAACATGTTCTCAATGTATTTACGTGATACATGATCGTTTTTAATTTTATCAAGATCAAACCCATCAGTAAGTAGAACTCTCGCAGAATCAAAGAAGAAACTTCCTACGGCAACGGCTCCGGCAAGAGCATTACTGCTCAGCACATGCACAGTACCAGCAAGCATACTTACATAAGAATGAAGATGTTTTGCAGGACTGCACTTCAAAGTACCTTCCCTGCCAGAAAGAACAAGATCAATGCCAGAAATAGAATAGCAATAAGGCAATAGAATCTTAGTTGCATCATTAATAGGCAAAGTATAATCATACATCATTGCAGAAATTCTAGTAGCTTCATCCTGTCCAACATTCTTCTTAAGCTGTCTGTAAAGCATGTCATGACCAATAGTCTTGTGAAAGACATTATCAGCTTCAGAGATAATACGAGCAATTGAATTTGAAGCTTTATTTGCATTATTATCAATTGAATCATTATTCAACTGACCAAGCATGAAGTTCTCTACCTGACTGATATAATCATAGCGAGGAACATCAAAACCCTGAATTTTAAGAATAGAATTTGTCACAGAAGGATCAGTAATATTATAAACTGTGGAAAGACGTTCTTTCAATGCCTTTTTGATATTTTTACGAGTTTTATCAGTCTTGGCATTTGGATTGAAACATTCTTCCACAGAAACAGTATCACAATTCATAAAATTTAACCTCATCAATTATATTTCCATTATTCAATACATAAAAGCGTTGATTTGTAGTTGCTTTGTATAAAGCACCAGCTTCTTCATTATAATGACCAACTTTTAAATAGTCAATATAATGTAAAAGATTTTCATGTTTACATTTAAAGTCATCAAAAGTTTCTATACCAGTGTATAAACAAATTTTATATTTATACTTTTTGCAAAGAAGAAAATAGTTTTCTAAATCATCACACCATTCACCACCTAAAAATGTAGTACAACTGCATTTATTTAAATAGGCAGACAGATCATATTCAAAGTCAGCTAAAGAATACTCTTTAGGAGTAATATTGATATTTTCCCAAGAGCACCCTTTACAATGATAAGGACAGCCTGCTACGAATAGAGAAAAAGATATCTCAATTGGAACTTCTCTAAATGTAATTTGTTTATCATAAATCAGCATTACCACATTCTTTCATATAAGGTTCCTCTGATTTCTTACAAGGAAAAGTATTTTTGCAATGAACACATTCCCAAACGAATTCTCCAGAAGAGAGCTTCATTTCCATTCTAACACCACATTTAGGACAAAACTTTTGTGGACTTGAAACAAACATATAAAAATCTCCGTAACTAAATTATTTCTACTTTAACAGTTGGATTATTTTTAAAAATTTCTATAAAACGTTGTACTTTATATTCTTCAAGTATCTCAGAAGATACCGAGATGGTCTTACCAAAGGTAAGTGTAGCATCCTTACTCACTATTAATGCATCAACATAGTTTGTCATAAATTATCTCCTTGTTGTTCTCTTTGTTTGTAATCTTTAATATAGCACTTTTTCTAAAAAAGTCAAATGGTTTTTTGAAAATAAATGCACTTTTTTCAAATTAATACAAATGTAACATTGAAAGTTATTTTTACAAAAATGAAATAGAAACTGTTTACTAAAACATTGTAGTTTGTATTTATTATATATTTTTAATTAAAAACTTAATTCGCGGTATGTATCTTCCCTTTTGGGAATATTTTATTCAGGGAATAGTGGGTTTGGCAGTTCCTGCCATTGTGTTCCACAAAAAATTTAAACAGACATTCATAGTAGTGTGCTTTTCTTTCTTTTCTTGTTTAAAAAAAATAAAATATAATAATATCCCCCTATAAGGGGGTAT